GTTATACTAAACACCCATAAAAAAATAAGGTAGTGTGTATTAATACACACTTTATAAAATCAAACTTGAATCTTCAACATCAAAAGCATCAACAGGAACATTCTCTTTATGAGGATTATCTTCAATCAATTCAGTAATTACCTTTTCTTTCTTATCAAAAAGCCTAACTCTACGATGTTTAGAAGTATATCTCCCCCTAACACCAAAAGAATTTAAATCATTATCCCCATAATCAATTTTAATAACCATACCATTAGGTAAATTAATTATATCTTCAGTTTCATCACCAATTAATGATAACATACTATCTTATATCTCCTTTAAAAATTATATTTCTTTTGCAATCTCATAAATTCCTGGACTTCATCATCAGATAATTTTTCTTTTGTAACTACCTTTTTGAAAATATAATCAAAAGTCTTTTTATCTTCATAATATTGTAGTTCCTCTTGTTCTGCCTTTGTTAATGCTTGACCATTAGAAGCTGCTAAATGTCTTTGCACCCCTAGTTCTACATATCTGTCATACTCTTTTTCTGTCAATTCAAATTTAACGTAATTTTGTTTTTTCCAATTCCAATAATTAATTGTATTTTCGGAAGTTAATTCACCGTTTATTGCTTTTTTGATTACTTTTGCTTTGTTTGGATACATCCTACTAAATTGTTCTGGGTCTTTCAAGTAATATTTAACAGATTCGGCAAAATCTTCTGAAAAAGGCCTTAAATACTCTTTCCTATTCAAAGCACGTGTTGTAAAACTATGAGAATATGGGGTAACATAAGTTTCCTCTTCTAGATACCCCATTGCTTTAAGATTATCCATGTCCGCATAGAAAGCATCAATATATTCCTTACTGTTACTAATAAACCATTCTGAATCCCTTTCAAGTAAATGTGCTAATTCATGTCTTAAATTTCCTTTTAGGTCTTCAACATTCCTTTTAAATTGATAAATTCTAGCACTGCCTTTTTTGTTTAAAACATAACCCCCTAACCTACTATCTGAAAACAGGCCTTGTTGAACTGGAACCTGATTACTTAACACTATCTCTTTTGCTCGTTTCATATAATCAGGTACATCTTTATAAGCTTCATAAATCCGCCTCATTCTGGAATAATCCATGTCTACAGATTCATAGATGGTTAAATTCTCTTTTTTGAAGTGATATTTAATGAATTTCTCTTGTAAATTCATAGCTTCATATTTACCTTCATCATTGAGATTTACATAATTACTCCCTAAATCAGATCTATTCCATTTGATAGTTTTAGGTTCGATAGTAACTTGGATATTTGTATCTTTAATGATTTTCTCATACTCTTCAATATCCATCAGATAATCTTCTAAATCAATTTTTGCAATTTCTAAATCTTTTCCATTTTCGGTTAATGTTAAGAATGATTTTTTGTCTGTGATTTCCATTAGGCCATCATCGATTAAATCATCTAATTTTGAGTAATCTCCTTTTTCAATCGCATCTTTCAATATAAGATAATTTTGTTTGGATTTTAGGTAGATTTCTTTTTCCGCAGGAGTTAATCTGTTAATATCCCATTCAGGAACACTTCTTTTGAACTCTTCCATCATAGCATCTAGGTAATTTGGAGCGTTTTCTCTTGCGGTTTGTGTTGCTTGAGATATTAATTCATCAGCATTGAAGTAATCTAAAGTTGGCACCAAATCAGATTCCCTAAACCTAGTCATACCTGGTGGAGCAATATAACCATAAGGCATGATGAAAGGTAATGCTTGACATCTGCAATTGATAATCTCACTTGGAATTCCGCTGCTGTCACCTGGATAATGCAAGTCATTACTGAATGTTCCACCTATTGGTATGATTTCACCATTTAATTCACGGTGACTATCTCTTTCACGCCCATCAATGGAAGTACTCCATTCTAGGTATTCAACATCCATATCATAATAACCTTGCATAAGGCCCTGATTATGACTGATATGAATTTCTGTCCTAGCTATTCTATTAGCTTCCCATGTTTTTAATTGACCAAACCTGTTAGTGATGTCACGGCCTACTTTATCAATACCCATTCCCTCACGATAACCATTAGCTACAATGTTGTTAATATCACTGTCAACTCTACGCAGCGTATTTTCACATAGGGCGTAGGTTCTTTGTTCCAGGTCATAGTGAGATACATCTAATGTGCCGAATAGTTCATCTTTAATGATAGTAGAACTAACTGCATCTGTTAGGTCTGCTTTCAATACTCTAGTTTTAGGCAAAACATTTCCTTTTCTTTTGAAACCTATCTTATACTTTACAATCTTTCTGCCTGTAGCACGTGCATTATCATACTCTTTCAATTGGTATTTCAGGATAGTTTCAAAATATTCACGATGAAGTTCATGTATCGGTGAGAGGATCATGTCCACCTGAGCTTGATACATTACACCAGGATTATAATTTTCATGAAGTTCCTGTAATATCCTTTTTTCCATTTTAGCAAAAATCTTCGATACTTCAAGGGCCAGTTTTTGCTCATAATAGAAACGTAACTGATGTTTCACATATTCATTAGTGTAATCAGTCTTCGCTTGTTGGATTATCCTCTTCATCCTCTTTGTCTGTGTCATTTGCATCAACCGCCCAGCCTTTATCTTTAAATGAATCGATTATAGACATTCCTGCTAAATAATCATTATTCGGAACATTGTTGAATACTGATTTCATAGGTGTAAAACCAGTTTGTATGAAGTATTCATCAATGTAAGGGTTTTCATCATTTGGTGTTAATCCGAATTTGTCACCGAAATTGTTAATGATGTCACGTGGAGTCATTCCACCTCTAGCAAAAACAAATTCCGCTAAAGCCATGTCATTTTTGTAATCTTTAGGGTCAAGGTCACTGGCCACATATTCCCATGAATTGACTTCTAATTCATTTCTAGCTAATAGGTTGATTAGCTCTTCAGCTTCTTTTTTGATTGGTGCTACTGTACTGTATTTATAACTGTTGTCAGTAAATTGTGAATTTGTACCATTGAGCTTTCCTGCATCGTAAATACCTAAACGGCTAGGGTCTACTTTATGCGCATTTATGATTTCATCTCTTTCATCTTTCAGGAATACACGAAAACCGCCTTCCTCTTGTTGTACGGATAAAGGTTGAATTTTAACTTCTACGTTCCCCTCATCCCCTTCACTTGGAACAGTGATACAAATAGCTGAATGTGGGTTTTTGATTACTTCTTTGATTTGCCTACTGATTTTATACCTAATAGTTTGTGTTGGATCATAATCAGGATTCGGTATTTTCTGACCATTGGCATCAGTTTCATCTAAGTATTGAGGGACAGTGTAGTCTTCAAAATCCCCTGTGATAGTTACTGCAAATGCTGGCATTCCGTAGTTTTCAAAGAATGAATTGTTGTATCTTTTTGCGGATAATATACCTTGAATGGATAATAAGCTTCCTATGATTGGTGGCCTTCCATAATAACTGGTTTTTGGCGCATATTCGTATGTCCATAGTATTTCGTTTGCTTTCTCTTCAGGAGGTAAGCTGTTATATGGATACCATTCACCAGTATCCGCATGAACATCACACAGTACCCCTTCCTTATTGTAATTTTTACCGTACAGGACAAACCAAACTTCCTTGCCACTGTCACTTATCTGCTTAACTCTCTTTTCATCACTATGCCTACGTAAAGTATGAGCTTGAATATGCTTAACTCTCATTATTGGAGATTTACTTACACTTTCACGTATTACCTCTAACGCACCATATCCTATTGCTCGGCGGTCATACAACATACGGTAAATGTTGGTGTTAATTGATGGTTCGCAGTTCTTTAAGAATTCCATGAATCTTTGGCGTTCAGGTTCACTTTCACTTTCACCTTCTATAGGAACCAGGGTATATGTGATTCCTGCTGCATCTCCAGCAACTGCATCTACACAAGCAGCATGATAAGTGTTGAAATCCAACAAATCTACTAATTCACTGGGATTATATTTTGGGTCAACACATTGGATTCCGTACTGCCATGATTCGGCTGGAACTTGTTTACTTCCTGTTGCAGGGTCAACATCAGCTTTGAGAGCGTAATTGCTTAATAAGTTTTTGTCAACAATGTTATATTCATTGTCTTCATCTACGGCTATTATCCATGAATCAGTCTTTGTCATTATATTTATCCTCTTATTTAGTTCTTTTTTGGTTTAAAAAAATAATCGTTAAATGTTAATTTGCTTACGCTTACGTGTCCAGTATCTAGCTGCACCTGTCAATGTATCCACCAGGTCATCTTCACCACCATCTTCACCATCGAATTCAACAAGATCATCAACAATCATGTCATAAATTGACTCCGCAATCAACACTTTTCCATCTTCAGCTAAGGCCTGTAAATCAAAACTCCTGGTTAATTTATCCCCTGCTTTTCTAACTTTATCTGGCCTTATCATGAAACCTTTCAGTTCAGGTTGTCTTCGTATGTTGTTGATTAATACTTTTGGTGATGCTCCTGGCTCTTGTTCTATTCTTACGTGAGTTTGTTTTCCATCACGTAGGGTTATGTTTCGGAAGTAGTCATTGACTCCTTTTGCAGTGAGTTTTCTTTTTAGCTGCTTTCTGCAGTACATATATTCACCATCCCAGTAGGTTTTGCTTGCAGCGGTTGAATCTCCATCCTCACCGCTTGCACCTAAATCCCAATATCGTAGGCTAGGAAGGTCTTTTATCATTTTGTCCATTTCCTTATCAGGAACTTTACTGTGACTGAACCATTTACGGAAAAATACATTACCTTCAGGTTCTTTCGGTTCACCTTGGTAAACAGCATTGAAACGGAATCCTCCCATTTCTTTTTTGATTTGTTGGAGTTCCTCTATTGGTTTTTGTTCTGGCCATAATGGTTCGCCTGGTTGTCTTCCTAAGGGGTCATCTTCCATAGCTATTGCAGGTAGGTTCATTATTACCCAGGTTCCATAGGGGATGTCTTCACCAGCATCTAATATTTGGATAGCTTCGTTGTATGTGATGTGAGGTTCGTTAGGAACTCTTTTGTCACCTTCTTTTTTGTAGAGTATTTGGCCTGCTAGGTCATCAATGTTCAATCTTTGCCATATTCCAACTACCCATGGTTTGGCCCCATCATCCATACTGGCGTTTAGCCTGGTTTTAGCTTCGGTAAACCACCAATCGTTTAATTCTTTTTGGTGTGTCTTTGAACGTGCTTTTTTGAATCCTTTGGTAGGGTCATCTATGATGAAACCGTTTGCTCCTTCCCCTAAGATTGAACCGCCTACACCTGCTGTTAGTAGGCCTCCTTTGTGGCCTTTGATTGCCCAGTTATGAGCTGCTTGACTGTCTTCAGCAAGTTCAATAGGTTCACCGAACATGTCTTTCCCTACGAAATCCAGTAGGTTACGTACTCTTCGGCCCCATCCACGGCTGAAATTAGCACTGTGAGTAGTGAGAATTACATGTTTATCAGGGAAATTCCCTAGATACCAGGTTAAAAAATAGTAACTAATAAGTTCTGATTTACCATGTCTTGGTGGCATGAAGATCATCAAACGTGATACCCTTCCTTCTACCAGGTACTCTAACATTTCACATACATATCCTAAATGCTTGTAGGGTTGCCATGTTCCACGGCTTGCTAGTTCTGCAAATTCATCAATGGTAAAAGGAATCATATTTCATCAGTTTTTACGGAATTTCTTTTTCGTTCTGTCGGATAGTGAGCCATCCGATAATTGGTTTTGGTATTCCATTATGTCATTTTGCAAATCAGTTTTAACTTCAGTTTCAGCAACAACATCCGCTTTCACATTAGAATCTTCTTTACGATAATCATTAGGGATACCAGCTAATTTAAATGCAGTGTCAACATGATTGCTTTGAGCTTTAGAATTAGATTCCGCTTTAGTAGAAGTGAATTTCTCTTCACCAATCTCTTTTAACATAATCTTTTCAGTTTTGTCACTGGCAACAAGTACTTTATCCATCAATTTAGGTAACGCCTGAGATAATTTCAACTTGTTAATCTCAAACCCAAATTTCACCTCAGAATCAATCCTACTTTTACGCCTATCAAACCAGGTATGCTTAACAGCAGCCTTACAGTTAACCCCTTTAGACCAATGGCGTAACTGGTCATATGAAGGAGGCGCTCCTTTTTTCACATCATCCCTATAAAATTGGAAGTTCTCTATATTTGGGCATGCAGGGAGCAAATCCTGAGCAGGTACTTTGTCAAAAAAAACAGGTTCTAAAAATTCATCATGATAACTTTTTAGATCCCCTGGCCAATACAAAAATGGGTATAAGTAATTCCATTCTCTAGCCACTTCGCCTTCCTGGCGGTGGTGTATGTTTTCTGACCATACCTGTATTACCATAGTTATCACTTCAGATAGTTCAAAAGTAATGTTAAGATTGCTATTATCAATCCTACTAATGCTATTTTTAGATTTGTGTCGCTGCGGTTTTTTTCCTGCATTTCTTTGATGACTTTTTGTTCTGTTTCTATTGCAGTTAATCGTTTGTCTAGTTTGCTGTCATCGGTTTGTGATTTTACAACTAGTTTGTCAACACAATCTTTGATTTCATCTATTTTCTTTTCCATTCGTTTATTGTCATCTTTTAGTTCATCTAGCCGTTCTTTTTTGTAGTTTAGTTCTGCGCCCATTCTTTCGATGGCTCTTGATTGGCCTTGTATTTGTTCCTCATGTATGCATTCATGAGTCATCTTTATCACCAGGTTGTTTTTCGTATTCCCCTGCTGGGTCTACATCGATGATTTCATCTTCAGCAGCCTTCATTGTCATCACATTCTACATTTTCATCAGGTTCAACGGAGTTGCCAAGGAATTTGAATGTGTTTGGGTATTTTGCATCTACATATCCTACGGCTAATAGTATGATTGAGCAGATTATTTGGCTTAGTTGCTCTTGTGACATGGGTAGATTTAACCCATGGCTTATTAGTATGCCTATAAACCATCCTGCTAGCCACATGCTTATGAGTTTCACCATTGTTGAAACGTTTCCTATAAAATTAGTATCAGTTGACATATTCTTATTCACCATCAATTCTTTTTTTTTGGATAGGTTCTGTGGGGAGTTGCACCCCACAATTCCAGTTTATGTTTTGGAGGAGCGTTAATCTGGAATTACTATCATTGCGTGCTATCTATAAGTTAAAAACCAAGAGGCGTTAGGTTTTTTTAT